TTAGAATCTTTTTCACTTGCACACCAAGCTTGTTCATCATGGTAGAATATTACAGGATACGCATCAAGTTTTTCTTCTTTAATTTTATTCATTGCATAACTTACAGCTGCTTTACATGTTACGCCTTCAGCTGCTTGCAATAAGTAATTTAATACTTGATAATCAGATCTTGCATAGACTTTTCTACCATCAAGACCAGGTATACATTTATATTCATTAAATATATTTTTAAGTTTAGTTACCAAAGTTTGAAATCCTGGTAAATTCGCCATAAATTTGTTCCTAGCTTCTCTACCTTTTGACGCATTACTGACTCCATATAAAGTTTTACCAAGCTTTGCATCGCCTGCACCAAATAATATGGCGTAAAGAAAAGATTTAGCCAAACTCCTAGTAGTATTAAGGACGTTAGCATTGCGCCCATGTTGATCGCCGTTGATGACAAGCTCGGTATAACTGTCATCTGCCACGTAATGACAAAGACCGCGGAGCTGATTACCAGCGCTATCTGCGCCAACAATAGAATAACCGGGCTCAGATATGAATAGTTCCCTAAGCATGCGACCATAAGACGCATCCACTGCCGGTAAATTAACGATGACTTCATGCCTACACCTAAAGCTAGGAGTACCAACAGTCCACATCCTACCGTGAAGTCTATAATGATTTGTTCCATGTTTAGTTATCCTTTCAAGCCATGCATTTATAGTTGCAGCTCTATTCTTTATAGTATAATATCTATCAATTAACTTACCAATACGACCTAACTCAGCAAGAGATGTTGATGTTAGTTTAGGACCAGTTCTAATCCATTGACCTCTATCACCTTTCTTTACATTCCAATCATCAGGTTTCCAACCAATAGTATATAAATATTCTTTGACTAGATCCATATTTGATAGAGTAATAGGTTCTATTGTAGAGCGTTGAAACTCTACACCAGGTGCAATAGGAGGGTCATCAGACACGGCATCTTCTGGTTTTATTGGTCTATTAAAATATTCCGAAAGTATTCTTGCAGTAGTTGCAGTGTAATTACCATTTTTAGTATACTTCGCTGTCTTTGGCGTTTTATCTATGAAGACGGTAGTTTCACCTAATCTTTCTGACATTATATTATCTATTCGATTCATATGCTTTTTCATTAAGTTTAGATTTCGAACAGCTTTATCTTTATCAAATAACCAACCTTTATCTCTTACAGTCTTTTCAAAGAATGCTATATCATGTTCTACTTTTAAGCCTTTTCTAATCAAAGGATTCTTTTCTTTAATTTTATTTAATTCTTGTAAAAGTATTTCATACACTTTTGTATTTAACTTAACATCATTAGTACAATAATCTAACATTTGTTTAGAAAATATTTTCCAATTCTGTTCATTAAAGACGGTATTATCTTGTTTTTCGTATCCAAGATATGAACCCCAACCACCAAGACCATGTTTATGAGGTCGTTGATAGTTTAAAACTTGTGACATTACCCACGTATCGATGATAACAGTCTTTAAAGACGGTTGCCAATCAAATAGTTTTTCTAATGCCATTAAATCAAAACCAATTATATTATGACCTATCAAAGCATCAGCATTTTTCATAAATGCTAAACCAGATTCTATACTTGGATAATTTAATTGATCTGCGTATCTATATATCTTTTTAGTTTTGTAGTCTTGACATACTAAGACATGACACATAGTCATTTCATCTAATAATCCGTCAGTTTCTATATCAAATACTAATTGCATATAATTCCTTTCTATGTAATAGTTTTTAAGAATTGGTCTGTACATTTAGAATTAATAACTACAAATGGTAACGTATTTTCTGCGTCATATCTCATTTGTTCAATTCTTTCATGACATTGACTTATTTCTTGATAAGGTCCTCTTAAATCTTTTAATGTACGACAGTCTGAAAAGTTATAAACTGAACATACTAATATAAATGCTTCAAACATTTTTCTTCCTTTCTTCTTTTGTTATGACACCATCTTTTTCGTTTTGACATTTAACGCATAGATCTAAATGTTTATCCAATTTAGTTCTTTCAAAGACGGTGCCACAAGCTTTACATTTTACTTTATTTATTTTTAATTTTAAGAAATTCATCTAATCTTCCTGTATTACCTTCATGATTAGGTCCTTTCCAATCAGGTTTCTTTATCATATCAGGTAATCCTAATGGATTAGGCCTAGATTCTTTTATACCTGGTTCTTTACTCATATTTGCTCCATGAACTTCATCCCAAGCTTTATCTGTATCTACGCCTAATATATCTAATGTACCAATAGCTACAACTATCAAGTCAATTAAGCCATCAACTACACCTTCTTTATCATTACTAAAGAATGCTTTTTGAGTTTCTTCAAATTCTTCTTCTAAGAAGTCTAATCTAAAGACCATAAAATCTCTTAGTTTATCTTTATTTTTAGAATCTCTTAACCATTGATGAACTCCAAATTGTTTATGCATGTTTCGTATATCTTTTACAAATTCACTCATTCAAAACTCCAATTTTGTACATGTTTAAAATGTCGCGGGTAAATGTGTAAACTTTGACATTGCCAATATACTCTACCTGCTAATAAATTTAATTCGTTAGCTACATCTCTTAGCACGTGCTTTTGCCATGCAAGATCATTTATGTAACCAAATACAGCATCGTTAGATCGCATCTGAACAACACATTCAACGTAATCTCCATCATCAGTAATATGATAGCTCACAGCATTAGTACAAACAAAATCGTTTTTACCATGTCTTCTGTGATCACGATGCATTGCTGGATTTGTATAAATCATTACTGCTCTACGACTAGCAGGATTATCTTTTAGTTCTCTAATAACATGGTCGAATTGAGAATCATTGCTCCAACTATAAGCAAGATAACCATAATTAGAATTGATTTCACCTCTAGTATTTGCAGCGCTTTCTTTCCAAATGATAGGAACTTTTCCATATAGTTCTCCTAAGTCATTAACATTAAGCGATTGACTTTTATACCAATCTATTTCGGCCTGTATATACTTCTTATTTGGCTCGCCGAAAATCACATCTTCGTCTGCAACGAAGGATGCGCCAAGTATTTCTAGATTACCATTGTTAAATACACCGGCATCCATTAAAGTTTTAAATCGTCTCTTTATATCGAGTACATAAGTTCTTCCCATACAACTCACACTAATTCCTTTCTTATCTCATGACTAGCTTCAATAAATTCGCTTTCTCTTAACTCTTCTCTTAGTATATTAGCTTTCTTTTGTAATTCTTTAGCTTCTGCTTTTGGTTTTCCACCAAGCTTTACACGAAGACGGTCTTCATGTTTTAATAAAGTTGCTTTATCTTGTTTGTAAAGTTTACCTAATCGAATTGTTAATGCTGCTTTCTTTTTATCTTTTACCCAACTATCTTTCCAACGTAGTGTAGTACAATTTGCCCACTCATCAGCAAACCTAATCATACCTTTATTATGGTTTTCTAATGTACGTGTAGTAGCACATCCACCTGCAGCTTGGGTCTTATTACCTGCACTAGCCCACTTATTCATATTAATTACAGGTATTCCTTTCATAACCATTTGACATTGTATATGAAAGTCTTCAGGTAAAAACTCATCTTCTTTCCAAGCTCTACCTATCCAATCAAATCTTTCTGGATTTATTTTTCTAAAATCAAACCATGTATTTGTATACACTCTTGAGTTTACAGAAAATGGAAAGTCTGCTATACCAGCAGGAGATATTCTTTGTCCTAATCCACCTACCCAGAATCCGCTATCACAAGCAGTCATAATATCGTCAATTAAATTTTCCCAATCAGTATCATCTTGCATGGCGGTAAACTTTAAGAATGGCCATGTTCCATCTTGTCCATCAGGTTTTGCTTTACAAAAAGTTAGATCATCATCAAGTTGCCATTGAATTGCGTTATTATTCAAATACTTAGCAGCATATTCACGTCGTTTAGCGATTCCTCTAACGTCGTCAGGACACTTAATTACTTGACACATGTATCCATACTTAGCATTATGTTCGTCATACTCTTCGGGATATACAAATAATTTAGTCAATTGTTGTAACCATTCTGGAAATTGGTTTAATGTTATTTGATCATGTAACCTACCTCTAGTAAATATTATAGGTTGGAAACTTAACATTTTTTCGTAAAAATTCATTTACTTTCCTTTCTATCTTTTTCAATAGACATTTGATCCATATATTCATGATGTAGTCTAGTATAAATATCATCATTTATTTCTGGATATCTTTTAGTTAATACACGACAAAACTCTGCCCGCTGATCTCCATCAAAGCGAGCAAGAGTTTCGATTGTTTCAAATACTGATCTATCCATTTTTCTTTCTTACAAATTGACCAGTACTTACATCTCTATCTACATAGTGAATACCTTGTTGACTACTAATAGAGCCTATTGGTTTACCATATCTACTAGTTGTACGTTGTCTCATTAATTTACCTGATACTGCAGGTACAGTGTTAATTTTTCTAGCTAAACCTAACATTATTTTTTATTCCTTTCTAGCCACACTATACAGCGAGCTGAGTAGTTAATTAAGTCTTTAAGACAGTCTTCGGCAGAGTCAAAATTAACTTTGCCTTCTTGTTCCATTACAGATCTAAATCGTAATATCTTAGTAGTCAACATCGTATCAAAAGATAACCAACCATGTGGATAGTAATCTTTATCTTGTACTGATCCACCTTGATAGTCATTACTTTTTCTTTCCATTAATGATATACATTCTTCTAAGATTTCTTTAGCTCTGTAATAGTATGTTTCACGTTCTTGTTCTTCTGAACGTTCTTTACTTTTACGATACATATATGAATCATACCTTTCATTAAATATATAATCACCTTTTGCAGAATCTGTTTCCATATCTACTATTTCTTTCATTGTAGCCATAATTATTCCTTATTCCAATTATTCCAAACAATTATTCGTTCCGTAAAGAAACTATCTACTAAACTTTCTATTTGACGTTTAGTCCATTTGTTTGCATCTTTCTCAAAAGTAGCTGTTAATATAAACATAAGAGTATCCATTTCTTCAGACTCATTGTCAACCTTCCATTTATTAATAAGACGGTTATATACGAATTCACTCCATCGTTCATACATTCTACTTTTTATTGGAAAGTTAACAATCTTAGTCATGATTTTCTCCTATATTACTTTTAACATTTTACATCCAATAAATCCAATTATCATTAGTGCAATGCCGATACAAAAGAAAATTAGTTTCATACCGAAATAATATCCAATAAGTTCTATCATTGTTTTGTCGCTTTCAATTTATTTAGTTCTTGTTCTAATTGTTCAACTTTAGCCTTTAAGTTATTGTTATCATTAATTAAATTGTTAACTACTTTGAACAAATCTAATTTATTTTGATCACCTAATATCATTAAATGAACATCATCTATTGTTAAAGGTTTTGGTGCGTCACTTTGTTCTGCCATTAACTTCTCCCTTCGGTTTATACAAAGACGGTTTTATTTAAAAAATAGCGATACTTTATGTATCGCCATTTTGGAGAGAGCAAAGGGAATTAAACCCTTGTAAATGGATTTGCAATCCATCGCATAATCACTCTGCCATGCTCTCTAAATTATATTTACAATGATATGAAATACTATCATACCAGCAAGTAAACTATAAACTACTTTACGTTGTGTATTAGTTAGCATTAATAAAATCCTCCTGGTATCAGTGTTATATCAATAAATAGCATTCCTAATCCTAATGCTATACCATATAGCCATACATTAATATTAGTCAAACCAATCACCTCTTAATTGATTATATGTATCGACGACTTTATTAACAGCTTGACCATACTCATGACCATCTTCATGAGGATCTTCAGTGTCTATCATTGAGTTACAATCAACTAAACATCCCCATAAAGCTATGTGTAAATTACGCTTATATTTTTGAGCTAATTTTATTTTATCACGCTCATTGTCGTCATAAGCCTCATTCATTTCACGTTCTATACGTTTAAGAATATTATCTAATTCTGACATTAATTTTTCCTTTCATAGTACTCTATTAGTTTTTCAATAAACCATTTACATTTATGTAAGTCAATTTCCTTACCTTTGTTTTTATACCGCCATAAGTATTTCATAGCGGTACCTTGTAAATAACCTTCAAATGCTTCTGGTGATCCTGTAGCATGTTCAATTGCATCAATACATTCAATATCACCAACATTACGATAGTAATTAGGATTTATTTTACTATCTACATTTAATTTTTTACTTACTTTTTCTTTCCATTGTACGTTTATTTTTTGTAAGTCATCTTTAGTACTCATAATTAATTCCTTCATCATCAAAGTTTCTTTGAACTACATCATAAGCTGCAGTAGTTATAGTGTCTGAAAATTCATCTATAACTTCTTGATCTACTGCATAATCATTTTCTAATGTATGGATAATCACTTCTCTAACTTCATTTACGCAATCTTCGTAAGTAGTAACGCTAAAATCTCTTATTCTTTCTATAGCTTCACCAATATTAGACGTACCTTCATTACTAGCTATTTCTTCAAAGACATCATAGACGTCGTCTTTAGCGTTTCTTTCTATTTGTCTAATACCTTCTTTCATTATATCAATACATTCGTTAATAACGTTAGCTTCTCCTTCTTTATCTTGTAGCCCGTAATGCTGTGATAAGTCATGTAATTTATCTATTGTTGGCTTTAATCTTAAGCCTAATGTTACTAAGTCAGTGTTGAATGATTTATTGTTGTACATTTTGAATTCCTTTCTACAGATGCCGTGTGCAACGATCGGTGTTTATTTTTGAATTAATAGTTCTTAGCGCCATATATAGTAATAGCAATAAGAAATAATATAAATATAAGTGTATACATATTAGCTAACTAAATACATTTGTGAATGATAACTTGACGAAACTTGATCTGCATAGCCATCTACGCCACAATCAATAATACATTCTTCTGATGTATGCATATCACAGTAAAGAAACCAGTCTATGTACTTGCCATCTTTGATAAAATGTACAGCTTCCATTTCGCAAGCTTTCATCGCATCAATAATCTCGTTAAGATCAGTACCTTTATAGTCGACTTCGTCGTCATAAGTACATTCAACAATACAACCATCGTTGAGGTGTTTTTCAATAATTGATTTTACATGGTACGGAATACCAATAGAGCTTTTATAAGCCATAATATTTCCTTTCTTATAAGACGGTGCGGGACTTCTAAACGCCTCCCCCGTATCGCTACGAGAGAGGCGCCGCTCAGGTCTATAACGTGGTGTTCGCCTAGTACATTCCTCTGAGCATCCTTTCTATGTTATGTTGTACAGTATGGCTAAGCTTCGTACCAATAATATAGAGGTTTTACCTACACACTTAGCTTTTTACGTGCATACCCACGATAAAAAACAGGACTATACGTATATAGCCCTGCTAGTTATTCTTAGAATGGCATCTCATCTGCTTTCTGTTCTGCCTTTTGCATAGTAGCATCATCAACAACAGGATCAGCAATAACATCGAAACCAACAGTTGGTGTATACTCTACAAGCTCGACAACTTGAACAGCAGTCAGACTAGTAGCTACACCACTACGACCAGGCGCTTCGTATTGATACTGCCAAAGATTAACATTAACCTTTGAACCATTACCAATATTATCAGCTGGATGTGGTTGTAGTTTTGTATCAACAACTTTGACAGGATTATTTACACTGCCATCAGCTTTAATACCTTTACGTTTGAGTCCAACAGAGAAAAGCTTTGCATCTTCTTTGTCTTGCTTAACATTAAGACCATAAGACTTAAGCTCTTCTACTTTCTTTGGATCAGTAGTTTGTATTTGCATTTCCCATTGTTTAGCACCAAACGCATTAACTGGCGCATCATCACCAGCAATTTTAGTCCATTTAGCAGTAACATCTTTTACAATAAGAGATCTTGGATATTTATTATCAACCATTTTTTATACCTTTCATTTGACATAGTTTAAAGACAATAAGCAGTTTATAGACATACTTAGGTCTTTACGCATAGACTTACCATATACCAATACTTTATAAATAAAGCTGACGTTGGAATTTACTAGTCTTTCACGTAACTTGTTTGAATAACATTACTGTTATCAATATCAATACCAGTAAGGTTTTCTGCTTCTTCTACAGTACCACCAATTAATAGTAGTACTACAATACCTTGAAATAAACCTATTAACATAATTATATCCTCTTAAGGTTAATTGTTTAAGTGGTGACAGCCCGTCTGGCACCTATCGCTCTTGTAAAGCAATAAGGCCAATAATGACGAACGCCAAGACGATAAAGAAA